AAAAAAAAGAGCCGCAAAAGGCGGCAAAAGAAAAGAATCAAGTCAAGTATATCACGCGAAAGGTAGGCGGTCAAAATGAAGAGTTACCGCGTGAAAGTGAAAGTTACTCTTTGCCGCGTCATTGATGTTCGCGCGGTCGATGAGCATGATGCGCAGATTGAAGCTGAGTTTCGGACAATCGACGGCTTCGACTTGCGCGATGTAGAAGACCTCTCGTCGGAGATTGTTGACGATGACGGAGAGTTTTGAGTGTGTTCCACCGTACACCTGTTTTGCCTGCCCTTACGATGACTGCAAGCGAGAGTGTGACGCGACGCGGGAAGAGATGTCTTTCCGCCGAACGTCACGGCGGCGAGGTTCACATGATGAAACATACGAATGGTATGTAGCGCATGGGATATGCGTGCGCTGCCGCAAAAAGCCCGCTTTGCCGGGAAAGGTACTTTGCGAGGATTGCAAGCAGCAATCTTGCAAGCGGGCGGCTAGGAATTACAAGTCGCAGGATGCTCGCAAAAGTCAGGGCGATCGCGTCAAAGCGAAAATCAGGAAGTATCGCGAAAGCGGGCGGTGCTTGATTTGCGGTCGTCCAATCTACGGCAAACATCCTCTTTGCATGGAGCATTTCCTAGCAGCTCGCGCCTACAACCATAAACGCTATGAGGAGCGGATGCGCGAGAAACGGGAGGGTGACGCCATCTTTACGAAGTGGTTTCATGGTTTCGGCGTTGAGAAATGTCTGTACTGTGACAACCCTACACAGCCCGGAAAGAAGTTATGCAAAAAACACTATGACATAGCCGTCAAGAATATACAGAAAGCGAAACGAGCGTCTATGAAAAAGAGGAAGGAGGCTCGAGATGCCGCGAAAAGGCTACACGGAAAAAGAAAGGGAAGAAAATAGGAAAACGTATCTCTACTACAAGTCGCATCATATCTGCACATGCTGCCATCATCGCCCTGCGCGCCCTGGGCGCACTCAATGCGAGGTATGTGCAGCGCGTGAAGCGCAGCGCAAGCGTCGCGAACGTGAGAAAGAGACAGCTGCCGCGCGTGCCGAACGCTACAAGCGAGAAAATGCCGCAAGGCGTGAGAAAACACGCAGGCGCAAGCTCGAAGGGCGCTGCCCCATTTGCGGAAAGCCGGTCAAGCCGCCGCACATATATTGCATTGATTGCAGAATAAGACAGCGGCGATACTCACACAAGCACGCAGCAAAGCGCAAGAAAAAGCATAGCGACAATCCAGAGCTATGCTGCAAGTGTGACGCGCCCGCGCTGCCTGGAAAGCGGCTTTGCGCGCATCACTACAAAAAAGCACTTGAAGCACTTGAGAAAACACGCGCAAGCGCAGGCTATCAAGAGATGCTTATGAGGATAAGGAAACACAATCTTTACGGAGGTGCTACACGATGAAACAGACATTATACGAGATGTCGCAGAACTTTAACAACTTGATGGAACTTTGCTTGGATGAGACCGTTGACCTTGATACGGTCGAAGCCGCGCTGAAATCGGTGGAAGGTGATGTTCAGCAGAAATGCTTTGACGGTATTGGGCTGATTAAAAGCCTTGAAGCACTCAAAGAGGAAAGTGTCAAGGAAAGCCGCCGTCTTGCAGAACGTGCACATGCAATCGCAAACCGTATTGACGCCATCAAGCACGTCTACATGGATGGCTTGAAGGCGATGGGGAAAACTCACGTCGACACAGGACGCGGACGCATGGCCATCCAGAAGAATCCGCCTGCGCTTGTCGTCAGCAAGCTGCTTGACGTCAAGACCCTGCCAGATGAGTACAAAAAGCACATCCCAGAATCCTGGGAAGTCAATAAGACGGCGGTAAAGACGGCACTCAAGAACGGCGAACACGTTCCCGGCTGCGAGCTTGTGCAAGGTGAATCGCTGAGAATCCGTTGAAGGAGGTTAGACGATGGAGTTTAAGATTTCAAGCGGCGTACAGCCGACGCCTGTAAAGGTAGTCTTGTACGGCCCAGAGGGTATCGGTAAGACTACGTTTGCAAGTCAGTTCCCGGACGCGCTTTTTATTGACACAGAGGAAAGCACAAAAATGCTCAACGTCAGGCGCTTCGACAAGCCGAAGACCTGGGCGGACGTGCTCGGCATGGTGGCGGCCGTGGTCAGCAATCCCACCATCTGCAAAACGCTTGTGATTGACACGGCAGACTGGGCGGAGCGGCTTTGCGAGCAGTTTGTATGCGCACGCGGCAAGGTCGATTCCATTGAAGGTTTTGGCTATGGCAAGGGCTACACGATGGTGGGCGAGGAATTTGCAAAGCTGCTAGACGCGCTGACAACTGTTACGACAAAAGGCGTCAACGTTGTGCTTACAGCTCACAGCATGATCCGCAAGTTTGAGCGCCCAGATGAAGCAGGCGCGTATGACCGATATGAACTCAAGCTAGGCAACAAGGCGGGGAATCGGTGCGCTGCGGCCGTAAAAGAGTGGTGCGACCTTTTGCTTTTCGCGAACTATAAAGAAATTGTTTCTGAAGTAGGTGGAAAGAAAAAGGCATACGGTGGGCAACGTGTTATGTATACGACACATCACCCATGTTGGGATGCAAAAAACAGGTTCGACCTCAAGGACGAATTGCCTTTCAATTATCAACAGATTGCGAATTGTATCTTCGCGGACGGCGTAGACGGTGCAGACGGTGCGAAAACATCAACACAGCCGACACGAACAACGCCGCCGGCGGCGAACGATTTCGACGCGCAGCCTGTTAGCAAAGAAGAATCTAAGGTGTGCGATGACTTGACCGCGCCACTTGAACACGCAGATGAAAGCAAGCAGTCAACAGCGAAACAGCCGAAAGATAATGCGCCGGCGCTCTCGACGTTGCAGAAAAAGGTGGCTGCAAATGCGAAAAAGCAGGGCGTTGATGTAAAGATGCTTGAAGCGTGGGCGGTGCGTGCAGGATGCCTGCCGAACGATAAAGACAAGTATTCTGCTACGGGTGGTGTGCCGACGCTCGCGGATTGGCCGGATGATTTCATCAATCAGGTTATCATTCCGCACTGGAAAGATGTCATCAAGGCGGCAAATGTGCCGTTCTGATAAATAACATAACAACTAACAACTAGCAAAAAGGAGAAAGAACTATGGCAGATTTTAACAATCCGTTTGGCAACAACAATCAGCAGGGTACGGATGTTCCCGCGAATGATGATGCGCTCGGTTGGGACGATGAGGTTACAGTCGAAGAATCTCCCGCCTATATCGTCCTCAAGCCTGGGACGTATGATTTCGAGGTTGCGAGCTGCGAGCGCGGCTACTACGAGGGCAACAAAGAAAGAGGGAAATCCCCATGCAACACAATTAAGGTCACGCTTGATATTCAGACGCCAGAAGGGAAAGCGAAATGCTTCACGACGCTCTACATGAAGAAGTCTGCAAAGGGCTTCATCACGGACTTTTTCCGCGCTATCGGCATGGCAAAGGTCGGACAGACGTTCAAGCCGGACTGGAATAACGCGGTAGGCCGCACGGGCAAGGCGAAATTTAAGAATCACGTGAGCGCGAACGGCAAGACGTATAACGACCTTGAACGCTATATCTTCCCGGACAAATAAGAAGGTGCAGAACGTGAAACTTAGACCATATCAAGAGGAGGCACGGCACGCGATAGAGTCTGAGTGGCATGAGGGCAGGGCGAAAACCCTGCTCGTTTTGCCCACGGGCACGGGAAAGACGGTTTGCTTCTCTGCCGTGGCTGCCGACCGCGTAGAGCAAGGTGATCGCGTGCTTATCATGGCGCATCGCGGCGAGTTGCTAGAGCAGGCAGCCGACAAGCTAAAAGCCGCGACGGGGCTTGCAAGCGCACTTGAAAAAGCGGAAAGCTCTTGCCTTGATAATCCGTTCGCGCGTGTTGTTGTCGGCTCGGTGCAGACACTTATGCGGGAATCACGATTGGAACGCTTCCCGCGTGACTATTTTCGGACAATCATCATTGATGAGGCTCATCACGCCGTATCACAGAGCTATCAGAACGTGTTATCTTACTTTGATGGCGCGCGTGTTCTGGGCGTGACGGCGACCGCCGATAGGGCTGATATGAAAGACCTAGGTTCGGTTTTCGACAGTCTCGCGTATGAATACACGTTGCCGCGTGCTATCAAAGACGGCTATCTCTCGCCTATCAAAGCGCAGACTATTCCTCTCAAACTGGACATTTCAAAGGTTACGATGAGCGCGGGAGACTTTAAGGCAAGCGACATCGATGATGCGCTAGAGCCTTATCTGAAGAGTATCGCAGATGAGATGCGGAACTATTGCAAAGGGCGGCGCACGGTTGTTTTTCTGCCGCTTGTCGCAACGTCTCAGAAGTTTCGCGACATCTTGAACGCGCGAGGATTTAAAGCGGCGGAGGTCAACGGTGAGAGCAAAGACCGCGCCGAAATCCTGCGAGATTTCGCGGCCGGAAAATATGACGTACTTTGCAACTCCATGCTTTTAACTGAGGGATGGGATTGCCCCGCCGTTGATTGCGTAGTTGTGCTTAGACCGACGAAAAGCCGCGCGCTCTATTCGCAGATGGTAGGACGCGGAACGCGGCTTTCACCGGGCAAGAAAGAGCTGCTATTGCTGGATTTCCTCTGGATGACAGAACGGCATGAGTTATGCCGCCCGGCGCACTTGCTCGCAAAAGATAAAGATGTTGCGGCGGCGATGACAAAGCGGATTGAGGAATCAGCAGAGCCGCAAGACCTCGAAGATGTCGAGCGGCAAGCAAATGAAGATGTGGTCAGGGAGCGCGAGGAATCTTTGGCGAAGCAGCTTGCACAGATGAAAAAGCGCAAGCGGAAACTTGTTGACCCGTTGCAGTTTGAGATGTCAATACAGGCAGAGGATTTGACAAACTATGTCCCTGCTTTCGGTTGGGAACTCAACCCAGTATCAGAAAAACAAAAGGCAACGCTCGAAAGGTCAGGTATATTTCCAGATGAAATCACGTGCGCGGGCAAGGCGCAGCAGGTCATTGACCGCCTTGCAAAGCGCCGCGCAGCAGGACTTACAACACCGAAACAAATCAGATTTCTAGAATCAAGAGGCTTCACGCACGTGGGAACGTGGTCGTTTGAGGCTGCGTCGAATATGATTGCAAGGATTAGCGCTAACGGATGGCGCACGCCGCATGGCGTCACGCCGTCAACGTATAAACCGGAGGTATGAAAATGGACAAAATCAATAATAATGAAATGACACTCGAACAGACTATGCAGACCATCGAAAAGGTACTTCCAATTCTCGATGGCATGGCGGTTTCAATTCCGCTCAAGCGGGCCCTTCACTTTCTGAAAGCGTTCCCACGCCCGTGCGACGGCGAAAAGTACGCGGATTGCGATGTGTTGGACTATGCGCTTAAGGTCAGCGAGGAACACGGCGAATTGATGAAAGCTATCCTAGAATATCGCCATGCTCAGACGGTTGATTCTCTCAAACAGGTGTTTTGGGAGGCTACGGATGCTATCACGGCTATCGTGAGTCTGCTTGACAAGCTCGGTTTCGACGCGGATGCACGCGCGAACATGCAGATTATGATTAACCAGAGCAACGCAGAACGCGACGGAGGGAAGCGGTTCAAATGATGACAGACAAAGAAATCTATGATGCGTACATGAAGCGCGTAACGCCGCGAAACTGGAACGTGTACGGGATTGATGAAGCGTGTATCGGCGCAGGGTATTCAATGTTGCCGGCGGTTGAAACGCGCGGCGTCGCAACAGCGTATGATTACATGCGCGGTCAAAAACTGGGACATACGCCGATTGGCAATGGCGAAGATAAACTCTTACGATTCATTCACGTTGATTTTGATTGGGAACTTCCGCGCTACATGTGGCAGGAAGTTGATACATATCATTTTCTGGAGCGTAATTCACAGAGCACTATGCACCGCATCTTAGAGATGGATATCGAAAAGGCTTGCAGCCCGTATACAACGGCGCATGTAACGGATATGACAAAGTATCGTATCAAGTGTTACAAGCAGGCGCAGACGCGAGAGCAGAAAGAAATTGCATGGCTTGAACTGAAAGCAAACATCCCCGAAGGGCTTATGCTTGTAAGTCGCATTACGACAAACTACGCGACACTCAAGACAATTTACAAGCAGCGTAAGTATCACAAAAATCCAGAATGGCGTGCGTTTTGCCGGTGGATTGAAACGCTGCCGAGGGCAAGGCAGTTCGGTGTATGCGGAAAGGAGAGCGAGTAATGCTGACATTAGGTAGTTTATTCGACGGTATCGGCGGATGGTTACTTGCTGCACAACACGCAGGAATTAAACCGCTATGGAGATGTGAGATTGACGAATATCCTAGAACGGTAAGTGAATATCATTTCCCTGACGTTGATAGCTACGGTGATATTCGTAAAGTTCATGGAAATGAAATTGCACCAGTCGATATTATCTGCGCAGGTTCTCCCTGTCAAAACCTGTCCGTAGCAGGTAATAGAAAAGGACTGCAAGGGAACGAATCCTCGTTATTTTATGAATCGATTCGCATTTTAAAAGAAATGAGGAATGTAACAAATGGTAAATATCCAAGGTTCTTTGTTTGGGAAAACGTTACTGGAGCATTTAGCAGCAATCACGGAAACGACTTTCGAGCAGTGCTCGAGGAAATCGGACAGACCAAAATTTCAATGCCTGAATCTGGAAGATGGGCAACCTGCGGATTGGTCAGAGTTTCGCTCTGTGACATCGCATGGCGCGTGCTTGACGCTCAGTATTGGGGAGTTCCCCAGCGCCGCCGTAGAATCTTCCTTGTCGCAGATTTTGCAGAATCCAACAGATGTGCCGCAGAAATACTATTTGTCGAGCAAAGCATGTCAGGGGATTCTCAGAAGAGCCAAAGAGAGGGGCAAGAAACTGCCGAAAATGCTGGAACAGGCACTAAAAGAGCAAGCCGAGTAATCCCAACTTTATTGTCCAGGGATTATAAAGGGATTGCAAACCATGATTTCCCACTATGCGAGAAACTGGTCATCCCAGAGGTGGACTATGAGAAAGACATATGATGTGCGATTATCTTACCTGAACACCAACAATGCATCTGCACGATACACCGTGTACGAAACAGACAAGAGTAGGACGCTCGGTACGCAAGCTAGTGATCCTAGTAGTCAACAGGGAGGGGTGGCAATAGTGGAGGAAAATATTATGGATAGCGAAAGCGGAACTTTAACACCATGGGATGTCCAGTCAAACAGAATACAGTCTGTGAATGGTACGGCTGCAACATTGTATGGCGGAGCAGGACAGGGAACCCATAACGGGGCTGTGTTCATCCCAAATAAGGCAAGCTGTTTGACATCAAGAATGGACGGCTCCCCATGTGTTGATAGAGGCCCGCAGATAGTAGCCATTTATGACATGACACATGCTAACGAGGTGATGCGTCCTATGCACGGTGATAAAGTCAATACCCTTAATAGCCGCATGGGAACGGGAGGGAATCAAGTGCCGGTATTGCAGGACAAGGAAATCCGTAGGGTTCGCAGGCTCACGCCGACGGAGTGCGAACGCTTGCAAGGACTTCCCGATGGATATACAGATATCGAGTTCAAGGGAAAGCCTGCAAGCGACGCACGCCGCTATAAAGCTATCGGCAACGGCATGGCTCAACCGTGTGCTGATTTCGTGTTAAAACAGATTGTCAAATTTCAGAGCGTCCGCTAAAAAGGAGGATTTTCGGTGAAAGAGTCTTACATGGATTTTCTGAAATCAAAGATGGTTAT